CCACTGGGCTTACGACGCAGATCGACGGTTACATGAGCCGCGATGTTTTGGATCGCATCAAGCTATGGACTGCCGAGGGTGCAGCGCATTCTGAGACTGGTACGGAGAAGCCGCTCGTCACCGTCAAGCCGTCAAATTTCATCATCGCGCATTACGACGACGACGCGAGCTACACCAGCGCAATCGATACTGCAGCAAATTCGATCCAGCCGTTGACGCTGCCTGATTCTGAGCAGCGCCTCGAATCGGTCATCACATTGCCCGCTGGCTTCAGTGTGGTGTGCGAAAACCGCGACTGGAAGCTGCAATGTGACCTTGAAGAATGGGTGATGAGTATCGATGCCAGCAACCTCGATACCACGGCAATCGGCGAAACCTTCGGCGAGCATGTCAAGTCACTGGTCCGCGGCGCTGGCAGCTTGCAGTTCTTGGCTGAGCACAGCAGCGTCGATACCGAGCAAGATGGCCTCGCACTGCTCAGGTTGGTACTGCTGACCCAGAATCAATGCAACACCAAGGCTCGATTCCACATCTACAAGAATCGGTCAGCGCCATCGCCACGCATTGATGGATCGGTCTATTACGAGTGCGACATCCTGCTAACCAACACTCGCCTCAACACTCGCGCCACTGAAGTCATTGCTGGCACGGCTGACTTCGTTGCCACATCTGAGATCAAGCTCAAAGTAGCAACCTGATTTCTGCGGTGCTACGATGATCCCATGTAGTGCCAAAGTAGCGTGGCGAGTCTGGAATTTGCCGGTGACAATGGTTCGCTGAGCGACATCAACGCAACCCAGGGCGAGTTCCGCACCCAGATTGCGGCGCTGAACGATCTGATGCGTCAGCTTGCTGGCACGCAGCAATTTCTCCAGGCAACGACGCGCAAGCCGATCCTATTAACGCTCCGTTTACTCTTTACGTTAACCCTTACATCGGTAGTGACGAGTTCGTTGGTGGTGCGTATAACGATTACGACGCTGGAACGCTTGAATCCAAGATCAAGCGCCTTGAGAAGCAGCGCCTGGTTTGTGGTTTCAGCCCGCAGCGTCCGTTCAAGACGATTAACCGTGCCGTCATTGAAGCGGCGATCATTACCAGCAAAGACTGGCTGAATGTTGCCGATCCATCCGGCATCCTGAACACGGTGAGCATTGTGCTCAGCCCCGGTGTTCACACCCTGTACAACGATCCTGGCCAAGCCAGCACCAGCATCACGAGCTGGGGCACTTCCAAAACTCCCGACAGCACCGAGCTGATCAAGTTCAATCCTGCCACTGTTGGCGGTGTGCTGCTGCCACGCGGCTGCAGCTTGTGTGGCCCTGATCTACGCAAAACCACGATCCGCCCCAACTGGGTACCTGCTGTTGCCGATGAAGCAGCGGACTACAGCAACCGCCATGGGATGCTGAAGATTACTGGTACAGGCTACTTCTTCGGGTTCACTGTTCGAGACAGCATCAGCGAAGCCCGCAGTCATCACCTGCTAGATGCGTTCCACTTCGCAAGCGAATCTGAGCTTGACGATTTCTATGCCAAGACCTTTAGCGCCGTTGGCACTGGCGCGGATCTTGGCGCTGCGCTGACCGTCACCAAGAGCACCGAATACCAGATCGTTGGTCCGATCGATCGCACCCAATCGCCCACCAGTGCTTGGGATACGACTGCCTCTGCATCTCCGTATATCTTTAATTGCTCCATCCGATCCGATTACGGCATCGGTGGTGCATTCATGGATGGCTCCAAAGTCGAGGGCCTGAAGTCCATGGTGTGTGCCAACTTCACCGGCACCAGCCTTCAAAAAGACATGGATTGCTGGCAGCGGTACAGCGGCGGTACATGGACAACGACGACCTACACCCAATACATCAGCACTGATCCTGACAACATCAGGATGAATCCAGCGCGGCTCAGTCGCCACATCACTGCCATCAATGATGCCTTCATCCAAGAGGTATCAGTTTTTGCTATCGGTCAAGGGACGCACCATTTTACTGACCTTGGCGGCGAAATCACTGTTACCAATAGCAACAGCAGCTTTGGCGGTTGCGCCGCAATCAGTAAGGGCTACAAAACCTTTGCATTCCCGCAGGATGAGAACTGGAGCGTTGCGAGCATCAACGTTCCCCTTAATGTAAGCGAAAAGACAGGCAACATCCGCCGCATTTATCTTGGCACTGTTTCTGCTGTAACAAATAACAAAATCACTTTAAGCTCTGGTCTTGCGGTCAGCGCTGATAGCTCCACTGTCCCGGCAATTCTGCTTGCTGATGGTTACACACTTAAAAGCGGCACCAAGGTTTGGGTAGAGAATGGCAGTGGCGAAGACTGGCAAGCTGATCTGACTTCATCGGCCTGGTCCGATGCAAATCCTGATGAGATCAATATTTCTGCAGCGCTGGAGGAGTCTGACACAGGCAACCCTGTCGGTACAGACCCGAATACAAGCGCAAGCCTTGCTATTGGTCGCCGCGTTTATATCCGTCGTTTGATCGACACGCGCACGCCTTCCGAGCGTCGCGTCTCGTTGCAACTTAGCAATACTGGCAGCACACGTTTGCCTGAGCGTAATTTTGTCATCCAAACCGATCCAGCGCGTGCTGGTGGCGCGATTGATAGTGAGTTTGCTGCAGGTGGTTCGGAAGTGTTTGTTGTCGGCACGACCGGCGTTGGCAGCACAACTGGTGTTTCAACTGCCGCAGAAATCACATTGCGACGTTCCGCTGCTGACATTACCTATCGCAGTGGTGGTGACACCTACTACCGTGCTGGCACGATTGTCAAGCACGACAACAAGCATTATCAAGCCATTGTTGATCACATTGCCACGACGGCAGACCCAGATGCTGATTACTGGGGCGAAACTTTTGTTCACATGCCTTCGGCTTACAATGCCGAGGACGAAAAGAAAAACCAAGAGCCGGTCATTGTTTTTGATACTGACACTGATGCCGATGCTGGCAGCACAGATCTTGGCATTAACTTCACGACGATCTGGACAGCTTCTGGTGATGTACGAGATCAGTACAGATCTGCAACTGACTACTTGGGCGTTTATGCTTTCTTGGTTGCGCTTGGCTTCAGCTCTGCCAATGCTCATGCATCGCTGGTGCCGCAAACCGCTGCAAACCGCGAACTTGATCCCACCAGCGACCTGACGGGCGTGCCTTCCGGCGGTGCGGCTTCCGGCCTCGGAAACTGGGCTGTCGAATTCCGCCGTCCCAGCACACTACGCCTTTACGGTCATGCTTGGGAATGGGCCGGATTCCTCAACTACTCCAAGGCCATCCCTGCCGCCCAAAAAGAACTTGGTCCACAAAACAAATTTACTTATTACTACACTAATGTCGAAGGTGGCCGTGTTGTTCCTCAGGGTAGCAACGAGGACGGGTTCAACATCTCACCGCGAGGTCTTGAAGACATTGAAACCGGCGCAATTATTGACATCAATAGCATCGGTGCTACTAGCATTGACGAAGGTCAAGTCACAACCTTCCCCAACGGCTTAACCGCTAGCACTATCAATGTTGATGATATTACGATTAACAACAGCGCAACATTTCCGGCTGGAGCAAGTGCCACTACAGACGAACGCGGCGTTGTTCAGCTTGCTGATCTAGATGCGATTGACAACAACACAAATGCTGCCACCTCAAACGCAGAGATCGAAGCAAGCGTTGATAAGGCGATTACGCTACCGGGCCTGAACCGCTGGCGCGAACAACGCAATCTTTTGTCTGGTGTTCAATCAGGCGCAACCTTGGTAATGCTGCATGTAGCCAGCAGCGCCGGTTCTGCGCTTACTGGCAATGATTCGGTGCCTTTTGGCTATCCAACCGCTGGTCACACCTATCAAGGACCAACAGGTGCTGGCTTGCGTGGCACGATCTACGAAAGTGTTACCGCTGCACTCCAAGCTGCTGCAGATATTTATGTACCAGTTGGCAGCGAAGTGATTATTAGCATCCATGACGACATCTCAAGCAGCATCGAAGCTGGTCCGCTTGTGATTGGTAATGGTATCGCACCTTTTGTAGTCGCTGGTGCGCGTGGTGCAACAACACCCAAAATCAAGTTAAAGGTTGGCACTACAGCAAATGCAGTTAGCGCTTTGCCTGGTATTAACAGTGGATCCGTATTTTTGTCCGCTGGTTGCGTCTTTTCTGACCTTGAAGTTGAAGCTGATATGAATAGCACCTCTAGTGATGTGGTGCTAACGTTAAACGGTGGCTTTGGCAATGGGGGTAGAGATTGCGAAATTACATTTACAGAAATAGGCGGCAACACTGATATTGTTGCTGCTGCAGCAACCTACGGCGATAAGATTTATTTTCGCACATACGCTGCTGAAAACTCTTACATATTTTATTTTCAATACGCAAGTGGCGTTACATCTTCCAACCCCGTGTATATTCTTGGAGCGGATAGACCTAACTCAGGTTTGATGGGTCACGGTGTTAATGTGAGGTTCGATTTTGCATTAGCTTCGCATGATACAACTTTTAAGTTTTTACATAATTTAGGAAATGGATCTACAGCGGTTGACTTAATATTTCTTGGATTAGGAGGCAGGGGCGGATGCAGTATCGGTGGGCGATATGGGCCAGATATAACATGGGATCTTTCCAGTGATGAGTGGGACATTTCTAATTTT